CGGAATACGATACTGACCGATAGCGTTACCCATCAGTCGAGTGCCACCACCGACACCGGTCTTCCAAGCCTGGTCTAGAGTGACTTCACCGCGTAGGAAACGGTTCACCTGATAACCACCATTGACGCCAACAGTGACTCGATCGCGATCTAGAGTACTAGAACCGATATAACCACCGAGGTATAGACCAGGTTGATCTACATTTGTAGAAATTACTGGCTTTGTCTGAGCCATTGCAGCAGTAGTCATGCTAAGTAGTGCAGCCATAGTAAGTAGAAACTTATTCATATATTCATTCCTTATTTGCAAATATTGGAGCTGGGTACGAGACTCGAACTCGTATCTATAGGGTGGAAACCTAGCATAATAGCCTTTATACTAACCCAGCATGTTTAATCATAGATACCAGACTCTAGAACGATCTTAGCAATATGTTCAAGACGTTCAATGTGTTCGTAGGCACGCCACGGTGTTTTATCAACTGATACAACTCCATGCCCTTCAATACCAACAATATTATACTTAGTAGTACCGTCTGGTTGTAGCTCTAGATGTTTAGCAACTGCTTCACCTAGATCCCATGATACAGGTGGTGTATTCCTAATAGTTGGTGCCACCATCGTGTATCGTGAAATTTCTGGAAATTCTTCCCTTAGTTCATGAAGAAATACTGTAGCTCGCATAGCAGCAACAGTGTAAGTTGAATGCACATGCATGACTACTCGAGTATCCCAGTCTTCAGGTAGAGTCTGTTGAAGAAGAAAGTGTAGCGGGAACTCACCACTTGGTCGAAGATTAGAAGAGATGTTCGTGTAAGGTAGTTCTACCGGTGTACGATTCTCACCGAGATTGACAGACAGCTTCTTGAACTGATCAGGGTTAAGCGTGTGTTTACGCACATCGGTAGGAGAAATGTAGAAGAATGGCTGTTCACGGTAACGCAGTGAAACGTTACCGTCACGTGACGTCATCAGTCCACGCTCATAAGCTTCTACCATTAAGTCACAGCAAGTTTCTAGCATAGTATAAATCCTCAAGAATAAGTGATATATCGCTGTAGTTCATACATAGCAACTGCGGCGGCAGACGAAACATTTAGTGAACGAATGACACCACGTTGTGGGATATGGAAGCATTGATATTTATCTGCGATACAAGACGGAACGCCGTTCTGTTCGTTACCCAGTACCAAGCAAGGTGTAGCAAATGGATCAGTATCAGAGAGCCACTGATTCATTTCTTTGATATCGAAAGAATCATCAGTCTTTTCAATAACGACTGGTGTGATATCATGTTTCAACACCATGTCATCAAACGCTTGACAAATGGCGTTTGAATCTGTAATGTCGTCAAAGTCATGCTTAACAATATCGATGTAGTGATGGGCTCCAACAGTCGACCTTAGATCATATCGGCGCCGACCAAAAATAAATACTCGGTTAGCACCAAAAATGTGAGCTGATCGAATGCAGTTACCGATATTTAGATCATGCTCTAGGTTCATCAGACACACATCATAACGAAGTCGAGATTCTCTAGAGACAGCTTTTAGCTCTGAGACTTCTAAATGCTTGTATTCATCATGTACGTTGTAACACATGTTATCCATCTTACAAGTTAAGGATATGGGATATACTCACCGAATAACAGAAAGTATTGTCTTATGCTATATCCCCATATAATATAACAGCATCCGATTTACTAATCATCTTAATAGAACCGGAACTATTTAAGATGATATTGGTGGGAGATCAGGGTATCGAACCCTGTCAACACAAAGGCCATGGTTTTACAGACCAGTCGGCGTCCTTAGCCGAATACTCTCCCAAGATTGGCATGGGTGCTAGGATTTGAACCCAGACAAACGGATTTGGAGGCCGTTATGCTACCGTTACATCACACCCATAAGATCAGTATTGTGGCAGGTGAGGTATCTCTTCTTGACTCGCAAGAGCTGAAGTGCCCATTCTCCTTTTATAGACTGATCAGATCTACTCTACCATGTATCGCCTGCAGACCGAGCTAGGTAGACTTTACTTACCACAAACTTGGTATCACGGACGAGAGTCGAACTCGCATTATCCAGAATGAAAGTCTGGTTTCCTAGCCAATTAGAAGACCGTGACAAGATATTGATAGTCCTGGACAAACTCGAACCGCCAACCCTCAGATTCGTAATCTGGTGCTCAATCCAATTGAGCTACAGGACTAATAGTCTTACTTATTATTTTCATCGTATCTTTCTTTGATGAGCCTAATCAATTCAGGATCACGATACACAAAATCGTCAGGAAGATTGAGTTGAATAATCGTTACAGAATCAGGACTCAAACCGCAATCAGATAGACGTTGAAGAACAATATCTGTATGATCTTGTTCCATTGTAACAATTTCATCTGCCCAGTGAAGATGTACAATATCTAGTGGAATCAGTGCATATTCTCGTGAAATACCAACCGCTCGCGTATTGAAGTTATATGGTTCTTGAGATAGAACTACAGCTGCAGTTGGAGATCGCAGTAGACCAGCAGAACAAACACACAGTACCCTTTTGATTTGTCCTTGAAAAGGACTTGCTGCGTTTCCAATTCTATTCATTGTACCCATGTTATTTCCTTATTATGTATGATCTTATATATCATAGATCTATAAGATAGTCAATAACATTTTGGTGCTCCCATTCGGAATCGAACCAAATTATCCGGAGTACAAATCCGGCGCATCACCTTTTATGCTTTAGGAGCAGAGTGGCTCCTGGTGTTGGAATCGAACCAACCTGATGAACAGATTAACAGTCTGCTGACACACCTTGTGTCCGACCAGGATTATTATAATTGTGTGGCGTTAGAGGAGGGATTTGAACCCTCTGTCTCCGCCCATTGAGCGGAAGGCTTCATCCATCAGCCCAAGGAACGACTTCCTTGAGACAGCCCGTCGACTGTCTTTGCTCTCGCCATAGATTGCAAGACTAGCCGTATCGCACGGCAATAACTCTTAGTATACTAAGAGTTCGCATTCTACGCTCGTCTTTAGTGGAGGATCACCAGAGAATCGAACTCTGCAAAGACACGGATTAAAAGCCCGCCGCACACACCAGTGAGTGCATGTGATCCATAAATTAGTTAAAGAATATCTACGAGACGACCGGTATCATGTTCGACACAACGAACACGCTTACCATTAAAGCGACTGTGTACTGACTTCATGGCGTTCAAAACCTCAAACATACTAGAACGACCAAGTAGCTCACACGTGTTCCACTCGCCGTTGTAGTCCTGGTACTGAATTGCCGCGTTCTCTACGATATTATCGCTCACGTTTATCTCCATCATTTAGTTTGTAAGTTACTTATACCACAATTTTGGTAATATGTCAACCAAAATTTTAAGGTTCTAGTCCCATGTTTAAAAGTTCTTGAACGTAAGAGAGTGCTGCGATCTTAGCACCCTCGAGTGAGTAGTACATACCCTTAGCTACTACAGGTTTATTGTTCCATCTGATGTAATAGATAGAGTGATCCGGTCGATACACTATACAGACGTCAGTAGTCACCAAGTTTAAGACACCCGGTTCTATCAACATCCACTCTTCCGGATTGTTGTCTTCAAACTTAGCTCTATCTAGTTCCATCTGGTTTCCTAGCTAAAAGTTACCATTCCCCATTCCACAATCATAGACCCACATACCATTATCGATCCACATCTCGCAGAGACGCTTGCGATCTTCAAACACTGCTTCTGGGTTGAGACCATCTTTACGCATCTCGTGCAGAAGTTCTAGCTTAACATCAGTATCTGGTCGTCGGTCACCTTCTCTACGCATGTATAGATGCATGTTATCCTTGAAGTAAGGATAGACAAATTCGTAGATCCAGTCGATCGTCATCCTACGATATTTATCACTGCGACCAGTACAAAAGATCACCGTGTGCCCAGCCTCGATCAGAGACCTAATGATGAAGATGCTTGGAAGGATCGGCTTATCGCGATCCATCTTAGAAAAGAAAGCATCCCAGTCAACCGGTTTCTGTTCGAGATGATGGAGTCGATGGTTGATGTCAGCTACCGTTCCATCGATGTCAAAAATGAAGTCCATTAGATACCCACCGTAAATACCAGAACAATAACGAACACACCGACGATGAAAAGGTCAGTGAAGAGAGCCGCGGCACGCTTGTGTCCGATAGCAAGCATCTTAGTCTCCTTTAACTATACTGGCGACGAGTGGAGTCGGTATCGTTGAACGAATGTTTATCACCTGCATCATCGTAACGAATACCGGGCTGATGGCCCGTTGGAACTTCGTTCGAAGTCAGATACCTATACCCACGATAGTTGCCAGTAGCATGAAGCACATACTCCAGAGTTGCGATCATACCTTCACGATACTCAGGCTTGTCCCAGCTGACGGACAGGGTATTGTTTACGAGCTCAGTGAGCTCACTGACGCTGAAGGTCTTGCGACCCATGACAGTCTCCTGCAGAGGCCCCATGCCTCATTCATAGTCAGATCCTATACCATCCGGAAAAATATGTCAACCACCCATTTTGTGAGCGACCAAAAAATTTTAAGAGGAGCTTTAAGACGCAAACCTAATCATATCAATGGGTTAGGACCCAAAGCATTCCTAATCATATCAATGGGTTAGCTAAAGACGAGGGTTCTCGTCGACCTAAGAGACCTAAGATGGGTATCCCATCCATGAGTGGGGCTTAGGTGGACCAGAATCCCTCTGGAGACCTAACCCATTGATATGATTTACATAAATTTTTTTTCAAAAAAATTCTGGAAAAAAACCTAATTAGATCAAGCACTTAGCGCTAACCCATTGATATCGTTGGGTTGACTTTTTTATCCGGATGGGTTAGGATCTGACTATGAATAAGGGAATGACTGATATGTTCAAGACGGTCAGGGTATCAAACGGACACTTTGATACGTACTGGAACGGTGTCAAGATGCCTTACACGATCGTGAACGGCAGTCTTGGCCTCTCTGGCCGTAACACCGTTAACATGTACGGCGTCTCTCACGGAAGCAAGGTGAACTGGATCGGTTCTCTGGCCTCTTGCAAAAAGTTGCTCGAGCGCAAGTTTGCCACTCTTCAGAGGAAGTTAGATGCTCATGACTAAGCGCTACGCAGTCGTGGTCGAGACCATTCACATTGCTAAAAAGCCGACGTTCAAGATCAAGCGGTTTGACAGCCGCAGAGCGGCCCTGCTTGAACTTGATCGCTTAGAAGATAAGCATGACGGGTCATGGTTTAAGCGGGTCTACATGGTAGATTCTGTTGTTGACTCTAATGTGCTGCTCCCAGCTTAAAAACATAAAGGAAAACACTATGAAGAAGATTCTCGTATTTGCAGCCGGTCTGATGGTGTCTGCGTGTGCCGTCGAGGTTCAGCCCGGTGTCTATGGCTCGACCTATGTCGCTCCAGCCCCGGTTTATGTTCCTCGCCCGGTCTACGTCCCACCCCCGGTATATTACGTACCGCGTCCGGTTTATCGGCCCCACTACTATAGGCATTATCCTCGCTATTAACTATTGACATTTATCCTGATGTGTGTATAATCAGGTACTGAGGCAAAGGTAATAGTAATGAGGTTTCAGTGAAACTGTTGCTCTGTGTATCATGTTCAGATGTGTTTAGTCTCAGTACTAAAGGAATCAAGACTTGTTCTTGTGGGAAGACTAGTGGTGAATACGTCAATCATCTAGACGCTGTAGTTACTGGTCAAAAGAATAAGTTTGTAGTTCTTGGTTTTGCTAATGGTTCACTTGTTGATGCTATTCGTGATCAATTCAAATATGGCGATGGTTTAGTCAAGATGGATTATGGTCATGAAATAGTCACTAAAGGTCGTGAATTCTTTGCGTTCATCATACCCGATTGTGCTTCGACTGTCAAGAGGATCTACACAGATGCAGCTTCTTAAGCCTCACATCAACAACATCGGCTCGCATAAGTCTAAGCCGACTGCTAGACAGCTGCAGGCTAAGGCTGAACACGAGGCTTGGCTTAAGAAGAACGGTGTGCACCCAGACCAGCTCAAGAACAAGCCTAAGAGTAAGATCGCTCTGCCTAAGTTCAAGCGTGACGACACTCAGCTGTCAAACACGATCGTCGATGGTGGCAGGGATCGATCTATCATGGGTAACCTGTACAAGGAGTCCGACGCGACTAAGCGTGGTGTTCTTAACAACGTCGCTAAGACGACTCAGCTCTATAACAAGGGTGGCTACGGCGTGGCTGTCCCGTCAGACGGAAACATCCTCGGTTCTAGGTCTCGTCGACTATAAAAACTGTTGACTTTCGCCTAAATATGTGTTACCATCATTGAGTACTGACTAGAGAGGGTGTCATGAAGTACACATGCACGTATAATGAGCTTCAGCGCGCTGACTACGGATCAGCGAGTGGTAGACTCGTAGAGAAAAAGAAAGACTTTTCCAGCTTTAAGGACGCAGTGGAGTTCTCACGCTCCATCACGAATCGCGCTAACCTAATCGGCAAGCCCATCATTGAGGAGGTGAATTGACATGACTGACCATAAGATGATCACCAAGTATGACGCAGCTTCTAATCGTTGGGTCATGGGTTACTACCTGAACTGGAAGTTTGTAACGGTAGCTACATGGAGTGCAGCTGCTTAAAAGTTAAATCCTTGTGGTCGAATGGCTAGGCACTGGTCTGCAAAACCAGATGAATGTGGGTTCGAGTCCCACCAAGGATTCCATGAAGGGAGTTCGTTCAACGGTAGGACACTAGACTTTGAATCTGGTCATATAGGTTCGATTCCTATACTCCCTTCCATTAATCTTTACGTCTCTCAAGTCTCTCTTTGGCTTGAGAGACGTATTTTTTTATGGCTTCCATGCTATTTTTGCAAGTCATGTTATTGCTATGAAGCTGTGCTATTAACCTAGCAACTTGTATATCTGTTAGAGTTTTAGTTTCTGGAAAGCTTCTGACAGTAGGACATATATACATTGAATCATCAGGCACTATAGGAACTAATTTTTCCTTAGTTACTAATTGAACATCTGGATCCCCACAAGCTACTAGTAAGAACGGTAAGCTCAATATTATTTTTTTCATTTACGTTCCTTGAGCTGTTCGATAGTTTTTCTTATTACTAAAGAGCTTGGTCTATCTGACTTCTTTGCGTCAGCAGAGTCTAAATATTCAGTTATCGAGCCAAGTTGCTCGTTTAATTTTTGATTCTCTGTCTCTAAATCTTTAAGTGCTTGTTCTCTAGCTCTGTTAACATCTTCTTGAGCTTTAAGCAACTCTTCTTTATCTTTTATAGTCTGTTCAAGTTGACGTTGATTATACTCCATCAATGCTTCGCGTTTGATAGCTCTACGCCACACATAGTATGTAGTAGTAACAGATCCAAATAAAAACATACCAATAAATAAATACACGAGAATTTTACTTCCGCCTAGTAAACCAAGCATTTATCTTATACCTCAAGGATTAAAGAGATGTACGTTCTAGAAGAAGAATTTGTCAGGATGGCTTCTGAAAAATTTGAGTATGGTAATTCATATGCTTATTTATTAACAATTGGTGATAAGTATAAAGAATCTGGATTAACACCAATTTACATTTATGATCCAGAAGAAAACAGCGTGTATGTAACTACAGAAGAAAAAATGAATAATAAGTATCACTGAGTTGACGATAGTGATTGACAAGTCATGAGTGTATGATATAAATATAATTGAGTCGCCTAATGGGACTCAATTATGAACCTTGCTTTAACAGGAGGAAACCTATGACTCTATGGAAAACATATAACTTTGATACTTCAAACATGGACCGCTACTTTGTCGGTGCAGATAAGATCATGAAGCAAATGGCCGAGGGTGCAGCTTTTATCGCTAATACCGCCATGTCAAATTTCCCGCCATACAACATCAAGAAAGTAGAAGATAACAAGTATGTTATCGAGATGGCTGTGGCTGGCTTCGGGCGTCAAGACATTGAGATCACCCTAGAAGAAAACAAGCTACTTATCAAAGGTAACACTAAAGTAGATTCCGATGAGACAGCTAAGTCTCAATATCTCTATCAGGGAATCGCTGCTCGAAACTTCACCCGTGCTTTTACACTTGCTGACAACGTTGAGATTAAAGATGCTGAACTCATTAACGGAATGTTGAGAGTGTGGCTTGATCACATGGTCCCAGAAAAGACAGTGAAAAAGATCGAAGTAGTAGATAAAGAAACAAATAAGACAGTAAAAGAATAAAGAAGAAAAAAATGATTAATAAACTCTGGAGCCGCCCTAAAAAGTGGCTCCTTTCTATTGATGCATACTTCACAGTACATCAAGACTTAGGAAGACTATCAGACAGACAACTAGCAGATATCGGTATATCAAGAAGTGATATCGAGTTTTACGCAACAAGAGCTTATATAAAAGCAAAAGAAGGCTGACATGCATCGCATTTTTGAATTACTAAATATTTATATCCTATCAACAACAAACCTAAAATATTTTGATCACATTTCATATATGGAATCAAAAAAGATTCGTCGAGAGATCGATAGTAAACAGACACCGCACTTGGTTTAAATAGAGAGAGCGAAAGCTCTCTTTTTTATTTTAACAGGAGAATGCAATGATTACATTAGTATTACTACAATCTATTTTTCCACGCACAAAAGTAAGTGTGTTAGAAAATTGTGTAGATGCTTTGATCACTACATGTGAAAAATACGAGATTAATACACCTGAGAGAGTAGCTATGTTTTTAGCTCAAATTGGTCATGAATCGGCAGGTCTTAGTGTTATGAAAGAAAATCTAAACTATCGTGCAGATAGACTAGCTGTTGTATTTCCAAAATACTTTCGCAATGTTAATCCAGCAGATTATGCTCATAACCAAGAAGCTATAGCTAATCGTGTATATGCTAATCGTATGGGTAATGGTGATGAAGCTTCTGGTGATGGCTATCGTTATCGTGGTCGCGGATTCATTCAGCTAACGGGTTATAATAACTACTCATCATTTGCAAATGACATGGGTATGAGTATTGATGAAGCTGTTGATTACTTAGAAACAGTAGAAGGTGCTGCTATGTCTGCTGGGTGGTTTTGGGACAAAAATCATCTCAATAACTGGGCTGATAGTTCAGATGTAATCACTGTTACTAAAAAAATTAATGGTGGTACACACGGTTTACAAGAGCGTGAGCATCTATTCCACCAGGGAATGAACTTACTAGGTTGACAAAAGTACTTTCCTGTATTATGGTATGAATAAGTTGAGTCAGGAGAGTATAAATGTCTTCATTTTACACGAATGTTTTTGTTCGTGGTGACAAAGTATACGTCCGCGGTTATCGTGATGATAAGCGATTCGCGGACGTAATTGACTATAAACCTTATATGTTTATTCCTGCTCGTCGTGAGTCCAGGACAGAGTTCAGGACTCTGGGTAGTAAGCCGGTTGAAAAACTGTACTTTGACTCCATCAGAGACGCTAAAGACTTTGTGCGACGCTACGAAGGTGTCGATAACATGGAGATCTTTGGCCTCAATAACTTTGCTTACTTGTATATCTATGATAACTACCGTGGTGAGATCAAGTATGATCCCAACCGTGTAAATGTCATCTCTCTCGATATCGAGACAGATTCTAGTGGCGGGTTTCCAGATATTGAAAAGGCTGATAAAGAGATCACCGCTATCACCGTGTCACGTCGTGGTGAGAAAGTAGTGTTAGGCCTGAAGCCATACACTCCGAAAGAGAGTAACATCACTTATATTCATTGCAAAGATGAGTATGACTTACTAGAAAAGTTTCTACGTATCTGGCAGTCCGGTAGGTATCTTCCAGACGTGATCACCGGTTGGAACATTGAGTTCTTCGATCTTCCATACATCGTGAATCGAATCACAAACGTACTCGGTCGTGAACAAGCTAAGAAGCTTTCACCATGGGGTATGCTTGACGAGAGGACCATAGAGCTACATGGTCGAGAAAACAAGGTGTATGTTCCTGCCGGCATCACGGTCCTAGATTACTTACACCTATATAAGAAGTTCTCATTCAGTAATGAAGAGAGTTACAAGCTTGATCATATCGCAGAAGTTGTCTTGGGTGAAAAGAAAGTAGACTATCACTCGCAGGGATATACATCTCTAGACGACTTATATCAGAGAAACTCAGAACTTTTCTACGATTACAATATCCAAGACGTAGCACTGATCGATAGGTTTGAGGAAAAACTAGGTTTTATCGCTCTAGTCATGGCTTTTGCTTATGATGCTAAAGTAAACTACATCGATACAATGACCACGGTAAAGCCCTGGGACATCATCATTCATAATTACTTGCTCGATCGTTGCATCGTCATTCCACAGTTTAAAAGGGGTACATTCAATGGTGGTCTAGCTGGTGGTCATGTTAAGGACCCAAAGATCGGTATGAACCACTGGGTGGTGTCATTTGATCTCAACAGTCTCTACCCACACTTAATCATGCAGTATAACATCTCACCTGAGACTAAAGTTGGTCGTGAACAGTACTGGCCAATGCTAGACTCGATTGTCGATGGGTATGCTGTGATTCCCAATGATGGTTGCTCATACGCGGCAAACGGAGTCAAGTTTAGCAAAGATAAGCAAGGGTTTCTACCGGCTCTTATGGAAAAAATGTATGACGATCGAAACATCTTCAAGAAAAAGATGATAGAAGCTAAAAAGAAGCTTCAAGAAACTGATAAGGCGTCACCGGAGTATAGGTCACTCACTAATGAAGTCGCTAGGTATCATAACTTACAGTTAGCAAAAAAGATTCAGTTGAACAGTGCTTACGGTGCCCTCGCAAACGAATACTTCAGGTGGTTCGACTTTGATATGGCTGAAGCTATCACACTATCTGGTCAGTTGTCTATTCGTTGGATTGAGCGTGAGATGAATTCATACTTGAATCGAGTGTTAAAGACAAAAGACGTCGACAGAATCATTGCTAGTGACACTGACTCATTATACGTGGATATGTCTGACATAGTTAAGCTACTTGATACTAAAGATATAACTAAAATAGTCAATGCACTAGATCAGTTTTGTGAAACTAAAATACAAAAAGTTATTAATGAATCATATAATAATTTAGCTTTATATATGAACGCTTATGCACAAAAGATGTTTATGAAGCGTGAGACAATCGCTGAGAAAGGCATCTGGCGTGGTAAAAAGATGTACATCCTCAATGCTTGGAACATCGAGGGTGTGCAGTACAAAGAACCACAATTAAAGATACAGGGTATCGAAGCAGTGAGGTCGTCTACACCCAAGGCGTGTAGGTCGAACATTAAAAAAGCTTTGTCTATCATTATGAATAGCGACGAAAAGACTCTGCAACAATTTATTGCTAATTTCCATAATGAGTTCATCAAACTTCCGTTTGAAGAAGTAGCTTTCCCTCGTGGGGTGAAAGGTATGGATAAGTATCATGATCGTCATAGTGTTTACATCAAGGGTACACCCATTCATGTAAAAGGCGCATTACTTTATAATGATATGATAAAGAAACTTGGTCTAGAATCTAAATATGAAATGATTGGTGATGGTGACAAAATTAAGTTTGCATACTTAAAAGTACCAAATCCACTCAGAGACACAGTTATTTCGGTAGCTGACAGACTGCCGCCGGAGCTAAACATCGATAAGTATATTGATAGAGAAACACAATTTGAAAAATCTTTTCTCAATCCTATTAAGTCTATACTTGAAGTCATCGGATGGGAAGTAGAAAAACGTTCAACATTGGAGAGTTTTTTTGGCCAAGTATGATCAAGGCGGTGGATGCCCGTGCGGGTTACAAAAAGAGTGTGACCCTGATTGTGAACATTATTACGTATGGGATAATAAAGTTATGAAACAAGAAGATGATTTTGGATTCTCATTTGCAGACTCAAGTGAGCTTTCAGCAGAAGTAGATACTGCTACAGAGAAGCTAGAAAAGCTCAGGGCTATGATTCTACCATTTTTGAATAATCTTAAAAAGAATCCAGAAAAAGATATGATCAAGTGGAATGGCGCTGATCGCGTAAAGAAGATTGATGAATTCATAAAGAAAATTAACGATTTAGTTGACAATTGATACATATTAGTATACTATACAATATACAATACGAGGATTATACATGAGTTTAAAAGAACGACTAATTAAAAATAGTACTATCGATCACACCGCTATCCTGACCGAATCTAAGGTGTATGGTCGCAAGGACATGATCCCGACAATCATTCCTATGATTAATGTAGCGCTGTCAGGTAAAATTGATGGTGGACTAACACCGGGGCTGACTGTACTGGCAGCACCATCAAAACACTTCAAGACAGCATTCTCTCTACTCATGGCTGCTGCTTACTTAAAGAGACATCCAGATGGTGTTATCTTGTTTTATGACTCTGAGTTTGGTACACCAGAGTCTTACTTCAGCTCCTTCGGTGTACCTCTAGAATCAGTCGTTCATACACCAATCACTGACATCGAACAACTTAAGTTTGATGTCATGCAACAGCTGCAAGAGATCAAGCGTGGTGATAAAGTCATGATCATCATTGACTCAGTCGGAAACTTAGCTTCAAAGAAAGAAGTAGAAGACGCTCTGAAGCAAAACTCAGCTGCAGACATGAGTCGAGCTAAACAGCTCAAGTCACTGTTCCGTATGGTCACACCACACTTGACTATCAAAGACATTCCCATGGTAGTTGTGAACCATATCTATATGACACAAGAAATGTATTCTAAGCCAGTTGTTAGCGGTGGAACTGGGATATATTATTCAGCCGACAATATCTGGATCATTGGTAGGCAACAAGATAAAGATGACAAAGAACTAAAGGGTTATCACTTCATCATCAACATTGAGAAATCACGATACGTAAAAGAAAAGTCTAAAATCCCAATCACAGTCAACTATGACTCTGGTATCAACAAGTGGTCAGGACTACTAGATCTAGCTATCGAGTCTGGTCACGTCATCAAGCCAAAAGTCGGCTGGTACGCAGTGGTCGATAAAGAGACTGGTGAGATCGGCAAGAACATGAGAGCCGCGGACATCGTAGACAATCGTGACGTCTGGAGTCACTTACTAGAGAACACTGACTTTGCTGAGTGGATCAAGAATAAGTATACACTAGCAAACGGTGAACTCATACATGAGGAAGAAGATGAATGATGCTAAGTGGCTAAACACATACTACAGTAAAGATGGAAGGAAGCATGCGGTTATAAATGCCACGTCTTCTTTTATCTATGTTGAGTTTTATACTGATGACGTCATAGTGGGTGGTATTGAAGTATCAAAAAAAAGCATTTATTATGCTCAGTCAATAGCTGAAAATTTTTGTAGTGGTATCATTCAAGTAAAGCCATGGGGGTCTAATGAAGTTCTCAAACGTAATCTTCGCCAACCTGATTCAAAATGAAGAATACAGCAGGAAAGTAGTACCATACGTCAAAGAAGAATACTTTGAGTCTCTACCAGAAAAGACAGTATACAAACTAATCAACACTTACGTAACTAAGTATAATAAGTTCCCTACACATCAAGCACTCAAGATCGATCTCGAGAACTCCTCTCTAGAACAACGGGTGTATGACGAATGTGAGACCATAATCGCAGAGTCTCAGCAAGTCGGTGACGTGGATCAGGAATGGTTACTAGATAAGACTGAAAAGTTTTGTCAAGAACGTGCAGTCTATAACGCTATCATGGATAGTATCCAAATCCTTGATAACAAAGACAAGTTACGCACTAAGGGATCGATCCCACAGATCTTGTCTGAAGCTCTAGCAGTCAGCTTCGATACAAACATCGGGCATGATTGGTCTGACGATGCTGATGATCGATATGAATACTATCACCGAGTAGAAGATCGTGTACCTTTTCGTCTTGAGTATCTGAATAGGATCACGAAAGGTGGTTTACCAAAAAAGACACTCAACGTGATTCTTGCTGGCACACACGTCGGTAAGAGTCTATTCATGTGTTCTACTGCTGCTAGTAACTTGCTTGATGGAAAGAACGTTCTATACATCACAATGGAGATGGCAGAAGAAGAAATTGCTCGACGTATCGACGCTAACATCTTGGACATTCCGATTGGTGAACTTGACGTTATCGATAAAGATAGTTTTGATAAACGAGTTACACGAGTAAAAAGTAAGACTGCTGGAAAAATCATCATTAAGGAATATCCGACTTCATCTGCTGGCTCCGCTAATTTTCGTCACTTGCTCCAGGAGCTAAAGTTAAAGAAAAACTTTATTCCAGATATCATATACATCGATTACTTAAATATTTGTGCTTCATCACGATTGAAGATGAACTCAAATATCAACAGCTACACGTATATCAAGGCTGTCGCTGAAGAGTTACGTGGTCTAGCTGTTGAGTTTAATGTGCCTATCGTCTCAGCTACTCAGACTACTCGGTCTGGCTATAGTAACAGTGACGTCGACGTGACTGATACTTCTGAGTCATTTGCTCTACCTGCAACTGCTGACTTCATGCTTGCTCTAGTAACTTCTGAAGAACTAGAATCACTTGGTCAAATCATGGCTAAACAGTTAAAGAATCGTTATACCGACCTGGGCAAGTGCCGTCGATTTGTCTTAGGAATTGACCGAGTAAAAATGAAGCTATATGACGTCGAGGAAGATGCTCAAGACTTAGTCGATGATCGACCGGTCATGGATAAGTCAGAATTTGGTCAACGAGATAATGTCAAGAAGAAAAAGTTTGGTCTGAATGATTTTGAAGGATTCAAGTGATGGGTAATTACTTTATCAAAAGTGAAGATGGTAAGTTTCATGTGATTGAGCGTGATACTGATCAAAATATTAAGTCATACAACAACTACTGTAAAGCAAAGAAACAATGTGACTTATTAAACTCAGGAGTTGGCTTCGATGGTTGGACTCCAGCATTTATTATTAAAACTTAGTAATACAATTATTACTAAGTATAAATAGAACAATGCAGCATTATACGTCAAAGAACGTAACGTGGCAAGAAGTAATAAGAAAAAGGAATAGCTGAGGCTTTAACGGTGGTGGTTCCGCTCAGCAATGCTGCCGACTCATGAAAGAGTCAGATCGAAAGGTCTGACTCTTTTTTGTTATAAATAGAACAAAAAATGAAGTACATTTATATGATGATGATATTGGTAATCACAGACATTTTGCTAAATTAAAACAAGATCATCCGGGAGTTCGTTTAGTGTCTCATATCATTAAACATAATGAAAAGACCAACAAGACTAACGTTAAAACAGTGAGACATTAACACTAAAATATAATTAGGAAAAATAAAATGTCAGCTAAATCAGACGCCTATGAAAAATCTATAGCAGATTCTATCAATGCTATAAAGGGAATGAAAGCCGAAAGACCTCCTGGCGACACTTCATTATCTGATGTTTTGATAACTAAGTATATGGATAAGAATACTAGAGCTTGGGTAGAAGTTAAAATGGGTCATAGTGATAATTTATCTAACCCAAGAGTTTTTTATAAAGATAATAAGTGGCAGACCACTTATCAAACACCCGCGGCTAAAGAAGCCGTAAGAATATTGAATGAGTCTAACCAAGCAAATGATTTTTTAGAAAAAATTTCAAAATTTAGTGGTATACCGTTAAAGTCAATAAAAATTCCAACTACACAATCTGGTCTTAAAGAAGAAGGTGCTGTTCCTTTATTTGTCATGAAAAATTATTTTTCACAACCGGGTGTAAACAGATACATCACTAATTTAGAAAATTATAATATCGGTAAGTTAGTAACAGAGCATTATACAAAAGGTAAGAAAGAACCGGCTTATTATATGCAAGCTGGTGATGATTTCTATCTGATTTCATCGACAAATCCATTAAAGCTAAACAGGGGTATACCATTATTAAGCGGACATGGCGACTTTAAAGTTAGAATATCTACTAGATCACAATTTTATGAAGTACAGGCTGAAATAAAAATCACAAATATGCCAAATAGCAAATATTCAGTAGCGCCAGGAACTAAAAAATCAAATCCATTTAATCAAGAAAAAAAATAACATGTTACTATTCTCATCATTCATTACAGAATCTCTAGATGTTGACAAATTAAAACATTTAGAACATGCGGAAGATCACATCATTCATGGCGGTGTTAATGGACTTAATCATGCTTCTGACAATCTCCATGATCTTCATTCTTTTCTTACTGGTGGCAAGTCTAAATCAAAAGTAACCACAAAATATGATGGAAGCCCAAGTGTAGTTTACGGTATTCATCCTGAGACCAAAAAGTTCTTTGTTGGTTCCAAATCAGTCTTTAATGTTAACCCAAAGATTAACTATACACCACAAGACATAGACAAGAATCATGGGCATGCACCAGGACTAGCTGAGAAACTAAAGCATGCATTGGAGCATCTCCCAAAAGTCATGCCAAAGGAAGGTGGCGTCTATCAGGGTGATTTCTTGTATGACAAAAATGATGTAGATGATTCTGGTGATCACTATAAATTTGCACCAAATACTATCACTTACTCAGCCCACAAAGACTCATCCCAGGGTAGAAAAATAGCTGCGTCTAAAATTGGTTTTGTCACTCACACGAAGTACACCGGCAAGGACTTGACTAACATGAAAGCCGGGTTTGATGTGGATCATTCTAAGTTTCAACAAGATCCAGACGTTAATCACGTGAATCCAGAAATAAAAGATGCTTCTACAGCAAGGTATAGCACAGCCATGCAGAGAAAGTATCAAGATCATATGATACAAGCAGCCGAACATTACAAGAACACGCCGCCAGAAGCTCTAGAAAAACTCGCTACACACGACGAGCACCTGAAACCATACATCAACCAGACGGTGAGAGACGGTACAGAACCCAACGTCAAAGACTACGTGTCACATTTGGAACAAAAAAGAAACAAAGAAGTAGATAAAGTAAAGACACCCGCGGCTAAAGACAAAAAAGCATCTACTTACGATAACCTGATCAATGACATCAAAGATAATCATAAACATTTTGAGAATACTTTTGGTATACATAAGCATCTACAAAAAGCTAAAGACGTACTAGTCAACGCCCTAGGTAACCCGACTGAATTCAAACACACAGTCGGTGGTAAAGAAGTAAAGCCCGAAGGATTCGTGTCTATCCGAGGTGGTAAACCGACTAAGCTAGTGGATAGAGCTGAGTTTAGTCGACTAAACTTTGCTAATAATCGTGGGCGCGGTGAGGGTGCTCCAACTGATTTGGATACGACCACTAAGCCAGAAGAACGTGACACGAAGAATCCACACGTACTAGCTTTTGGTCGCATGAATCCGCCAACTGTCGGTCACGGGGCTCTTGTTGATAAAGTAAAAGAATTAGCTGATGCTAATAAAGCTAAACATTCTATCGTGCTGTCACACTCGCAAGATCCAGAAAAGAACCCGTTACCTGCGGACGTCAAAGTCAAGCATGCAAAAAGGATGTTTCCAAGCGCAAACATCGAAGCGGCTACGGATGAGGCACCGACGTTCATTCACCAAGCAAAGAAGCTACACAAACAAGGTGTAGACCATCTTATCATGGTCGGTGGCTCCGATCGTGTCGATGAGTATAAAAAGATACTTGATAAGTATAACGGTCCTGGTAAAGACTTTAACTTCAAGCGAATAGACGTAGTGTCAGCCGGTGAACGTGATCCAGACGCCGAAGGTGTTACTGGTATGTCTGCATCAAAGATGCGTAAACACGCGATGTCTAGAAACTTTGGTGAGTTCAAGAAGGGTATACCATCGACCGTACATCCGGAACACGCTAAAGAATTATACAACGACGTTCGTAAACACATGGATATCCCTATAGGTCCGGATACCAGTTCAGCCGCTCTATCTAAACACGCTAAGAGAGACGATGAGATAGGTGTTAAAGCTAGAAAAGAAGCCGAAAGAAGAGCGCAAGAAAAAACGACGCTCAGAGTAAAACCAAAACAATCAAAGCCCATGAAAGAAGACGTCTTGTCATTCAGGGCATTTAACGGGTAAACAAATATGGCGCAGTTCAGGACCGATCAATCAAAATTTTTACCAGACGGCAAGACTATTCATGAAGTAGTCATGCTAGGGAGTAGACTGACTGCTTCTGGTACTGCTACAGATGCTTTTGGAAGATTAAGAGTATCAAACCCGCTCACTCTGTTTGACTCATTTCATAGGTATCAAGAAAACGATAAGTTTACCACGAGTACGAGTGGGACCGCCAATACTCAGTACCAAGTGAATGAGTCAGTGATAGACATGAACGTCGGTACTACGTCCGGTGATAAATGTTACCGTGAATCCAAGAGAGTATTCGCGTATCAGCCCGGTAAGTCACTGTTGATCTTGAATACTTTTGTTTTCAACACCCAAAAGACTAACCTCAGACAGAGAGTCGGTTACTTTAACACAAATAACGGTGTGTTCTTTGAGAACGATGGTACCGGTAACTACCTCGTGTTACGTAGCTACGTGACTGGGTCAGTAGTAGAGAGGAGAGTCGCTCAAGCTGACTGGAACTTCGATAAGTTTGATGGGTCTGGTCTTTCGTCACAGGCTCAACACTCGGATCATGGTAACTTAGACGTATCAAAAGCAAATATATTCTGGATAGACATAGAATGGCTCGGAGTCGGTGACGTAAGGTGTGGTTTCGTCATCGATGGACAAATGATACCGGCTCACATATTTCATAATGACAATCAAAACGTGACTACATATATGACTACGAGCATACTACCGGTTCGTTACGAGATAGAAAATACCGGTACTACTGCCACTGCGTCTAAGATGAAACAGATATGTTCATCGGTCATATCAGAGGGTGGTTACCAGCTCGAGGGTCGAGCGAGAAGCATAAGCATACCGATAACTTCACCCAAAGACTTACCGACAGCTGGTACTTTTACTCCGGTATTGTCTATACGGTTAAAAGACTCGTTCAAAGACGCGTTAGCCGTGCTGAAAGACGTAGAATTCTTTGGTGTCACCAACAACACAAGCTATCGTTACAAGATCACGATAGGAGGAGCACTCACCGGTGCATCATGGACATCAGTTGGAAATGATTCTGCCATAGAGTATGACACGGTTGCTACTGCTATAACTGGTGGTAGAGACGCACAGATAGGATATGTTAACGTGTCAGCCGGAGCTGGTGGTGCAGCAGTAAATTTATCTAGAGAAATGTTATTTGCCTATCAACTTGAGAGAGACGGATTTGCAGCAAGTAACAATGGTATAATAATCACTTTGTCCGGCACCGGCGCCGCCAACGGTAATGACGCAGTCGGTGCTATGACTTGGGAAGAGATAACTTAATTTATAAATAAAGAAAAAATTAGGAACCTAACACATGATTGATGAAAAAAGAGGATTGTGGGATAACATCCACGCTAAGAGAAAAAGAATCAAGGCTGGTTCTGGTGAACGCATGCGTAAGCCAGGTTCAAAGGGTGCACCGACAGCTGCAGATTTTAAAGCTGCAAGTGAAGAAGTAAATGTTTTATCTGTCATCAAACGTATCGTAAATGAATCTCTATATGAATGTAATGGTAACTGCACTTGTGGCAAGAAACCACCGGTATCAGAAGCTGAGTATCAAGGTCGAAGTGTACCTCTTGGTAAACCAATGAAAGGTGATGTAAAGAAGTCCAAAGTTTATGTAAAAGATCCTAGCACAGGTAATGTAAAAAAAGTTGAGTTTGGTGATCCAAACATGAAAATAAAAAAGAATATTCCGGCTAGACGTAAATCTTTTAGAGCTAGACACCGTTGTGATAATCCTGGTCCTAGAACAAAAGCACGTTATTGGTCGTGCCGCGCTTGGTAATAGATTGGAAATAAAAAATGGATGATTTAATACAACAGATGAAGGTAGTGCTAGCAAGCACTTTTGCTTTTTACTTGAAAGCGCACAACTTTCATTGGAATATCGAGGGTCCTGATTTTGCTCAATATCATGGTTTTCTTGGGGATTTGTATGAAGAAGCATTTGGCGCAGTCGACATTATAGCCGAAAAAATAAGAGCATTGAATTCATATGCGCCTGGTAGCTTATCTAGATTTTCTCAACTATCAGTCATTGATGATCAAATCAATATACCAACAGCTTTAAAGATGATAAAAGAACTAGAATTAGATAATACAAAGCTTAAATTAGAGTTAAACAAAGCTTATAAACTAGCAGAGTCTGCTGGTGAGATTGGTCTAGCTAACTTTTTACAAGACCGAATTGATATTCACTCTAAGCATGGTTGGATGCTTAGATCAATTGGTAAATCCTGATGTCATACAGAGTCGGCAGAATTATTGGTTCAAAGGGTCCTTCTTTTAGAGCACAAGCAACGTCCAAACCAGATAGTTGGAGAGACACCGGTGGTATTGACGTTGGTGCTAGACGTAATTATGATCATGAACATGCTGCCGTAAAGAAAGCAGAAGACGATAAAAAGAAGCGTGAAGATCTCATTAAACAAAGAAATCAGGAAGCAGAACGTAGAATGAAAGATACTATGAGAGAAGAGATGGATTCTAAGGGTACTGAAGCTCGCGTAAAGATCAAGAACGTTTCGAGACCAGATGATCCCGAACCAACTTCTGCTGACTCAAAGTTAAGTAAGACCGGACAAATCAAGAACAAAATCATAGACGAGGAGAAACCGCTCATGAGCGACAAGACACTAGGGTTACCGAGCGGTTTGATCGCCGCCGCGCGCACCGTCATGGAAAAGAAACATGACTCTGACGATGACGACGCACGAAAGATGAAGGGTGGTAAGACAAAAGTTGATCTTGAACCAGAGACAGATGACGACGTTCGTGCTGATGATGAAAAGAGTCCCAAGAAAAAGACTGTAAAAGAAGCCACTCACCCAAAGACTGACAAAGAAAAGAAGTTAGCTGCACTGGCCCATCCTAAAGACAAAATTACTCATAAGGATGTACTAGTCGGTCGTGGAGTATTGGCTAAAGAAGAACTTGATCTAGAGTCTCTCACCGAGGAAGAATTAGAAGAAGTATTGAAGAAATCACAACCCGCTGGTGATTGGATCAAAGACTTTGTTCATTCTGATGACCCAAAGTTCGCTGGTAAATCAAAGAAGAAGCGTATGCAAATGGCTCTAGCTGCTTATTACGCCAAGCAACGCAATGAAGAAGTAGAGATTAAAGAAGCTGCTAAGAAACCTGGATCAGTACCAGTAGTCACAAAAAAGATCGACTTTGAAAAAGTAAAACAAGTTAGAGATGCTAGAAAAGCCGCTAAACAAGCCAGACACCAAGATACATCACACTTGCCATCAGGTTGGACAACTACTTGGAACAGAAATGAGGAAACAGATATGGAACTATCCGACGAAGAACTAGAACGTCTGAATGAAATTGCTGCTCAACTAGATGAAAAAATTACACCATCAGAATTAAGGGCTCAATTAAAAGCTAAAGCAGCTTCAAAGAAAACAAATGATTCTGAAGCAAAATCAACAACTGTAAATGAATCAACAAAAACACATCATCAATCAATGGCTCTGTATCATGAGCGTATGTCTTCTGCTAGCGATATCTCTGATTCTCAGAAAGAAATGCATAAAAAAGCTGCCCAACAGCACAAAAAAGCATCTGTAAAGCCTAAAGGGCATTCAGCATTAGCTAATAATATGACTATATCTCTACTTTCAGAAGAAGTTGAACTAGATGAAGCAAAGCGTGGTCGTCCACGTAAGAATCCAGTGCCAGACCAAAAGCCAGGCGAAGATGAAGAACACGAACACATCATCATGCAGCTTCGTAAGGTAGTCTCTACACATGGTGCTTTACCGGTAAAGCATCTCGATGGTAAGTCAACCAAACTAACACCACAACTAGCTCAGCACGCTTTGAATAAGCATAACGCGATGAAGACTGCCGCTGAAAAGCAAGACTTTGAACAAAAACTACATAAGAGTCATGACTCCATGAGATCTGCTTTGGGTGGTTGATATTATAAATAGAACAACTCAAGTTATCTTTTAAGGAGAAATAAAATGCCATTATGGGGTAGGAATGACCAGGCGGTCACAGCTAACTCTACTACTACCAGGGAGTCCTCAAACGGAGCTCCCATTGGTACCTGGGCCTTAGTAAAGGGTGACCAAGTCGGTCGTACCTCAGGCGCTAACGCTCACTTCGGTAACACTTCACCGATGTCACGCGCTAACGTCGATGTGCGTATGTTTAATAACGTGACACCGGGTGTCTTTATTCCGAATCAAGCAGTGGGTGTATTTGGTGCTGACGCTACTGAGACTGGTGTAAATAATAATGCCAAAGGTATCTCTCATGCTGGTTGGTTGCTACGTACTGCAGGTACTGGTCCGCTAGTTTCATTTGCAATTAATTCAACTGCTACTGCTACAGGATATGATAATACAGATATTATTACTGTAAAGTCACAACAAGCTGGTGGTAATGCAACAATTACATTTACAACCAATTCAACTGGTGGTAACCTAGTATTCACGATAGCTACTGCAGGTGCTGGATTTGATGTTGTAACTATTCCTACATCAAACATCTCAGTGACTAACGCGACTGGTGGCACCGCTGCTGGTAACACGACCGTGAGTGCATTCATCGCCACCGCTGGTGGTAGAGCTGGTCGTGTTCACTTTGAAACATTGGTAGCAATGGGTAGCCTCGGTGCTCAAACTGCTCCATATGGCACACCAGCACTTGTCGCTGACGCATCTGACGACGCTATCTTGCCTGATTCCTAATAGTTGATTTATTGTAATGGCAAACGAAGCTAAGAAAGTATCTGAGCTATCCGTAGCAACTACCCTGTCTGCGAATGACAGGGTAGTCGTGTTAGTAAACCCATCATCTACAGCTAACGTAAAGACTATCACCACTAGTAATTTTGCTAACAGTGTGGCTGCTAAGTTTATCAGCAATACAGTCCCAGCTAGTAATACATCTAACGGGTCTCCAGGTCAAATAGCATATAGCAATACACATATTTATGTTTGTGTTGCTAATAATACTTGGGGAAGGGCAACTCTCACACTCTCTTGGTAATGTTTCATGAAAAGATAACTGATGATAATTTTTTGGTATACTGTGCTAAAGTCTATGACAACCCTCAGATGACTAAGTCTGACGAGTTTTTAGAGGATCTGGATCGCATTAAATATATCAAAAAATTATTGACTCGTTATGAAGATACTGGTGAATTAAAAGAACGACTAATACTGAATCATATAATTACATTACATAACTGTTTCAACTTACATCTTTCAAGAATCTTATTTTTAAAGATGGAAAAACAATTCAGGTATGTAAAACCTTTTTTAATAATGATAAATGCTTTGCCGGATGTTCTTTATAATGTTGGTAAATATGACAAGATATACACAGACACCATACTGATGGACGACGGAGTCATCAGAGCTTTAAGGAAGATAGGTCTTGAAACTAGATGAAGACATGACGTCTGCTATTCCCGCTAACGCTGCCGGTTCCGGTGGTGTTGAGGGCATTGGTGTCGGACCAAAGGGTGAGCCGGGTGTGTATCTAAAGAAAAAGAAACTCCGTCAGATTGTCATGAGTAAAGTGCCACTCAAGAGACTAACCCCAAAGTAAGGTAACTAACCATGGCGCCTCCTAACAATCAAGACGAAGCACGCTTCAATAAATTAGAAGAAGCTATAACAAAAATGTCAGATGTTGCTTCTGACATGTCAAAAATGTTAGCTGTCCACGAACAAAGATTGAATCAACAAGAAAAACTTTCTGATTCTATTGGATCTAAATTGGAAAAAAGAAATGACGAAGTAGACAAGAAATTTGATCAAGTCTATGATGCTATTAAAGCTGGTGATGATGCTATCATCACTGAGATGAAAAAGATAGCAGAAATTCGTGCTGGTCAATTGTTTGAATTAAATGAAAAAATATCTAAATTAGAAAAATGGAGATGGATGGTCGTCGGTGGAGCCATGGCTGCCGGATACGGGTTATCATTATTTTTTAATCTGTTGAAATTTATTCACTGAATTGTAATTTAGCCATTTACAAGCGCTCAAAGGTGTATATAATCAGGAATTGAGGAAAAAACAATTTGTGATGGTTATATTATGCTTTGGTTGGAACAAAAATATATCGGTCTCCTGTCTAATCGACTAAGGAACTTCAAGCGTAAGTCTGCTAGCCTGTATAACTTTTCTTGTCCCATCTGTGGTGACTCAGAGACAGACAAGGGTAAGGCTAGGGGTTACGTGTATGTTAAGCAGGGTAAAACCCTGTATCATTGCCACAACTGTAATGTCACTTCTGGTTTCGAGAAGTTTCTGAAAACTATTGACGAGAGTCTGTATAAAGAATACTCAATTGATAAGTTGAGAGATTCAAAGACTCCACAACAAGTGGATTTAGAACAGTTTGTAAGCAAAATGAAAAAGCCAGTATTCATGCTTACTGAGCCATTCAAGGGTTTAAAGAAAGTAAGTCAGTTAGACCCAGATGACCCGGTAAAAAAACTGGTAATAGATAGAAAAATCCCTAACCCATATCATGCTAAACTATTCAAGTGCCCTAAGTTCTTTACTTGGGCAAATAGCATAGTGCCCGGTAAATTTGACGATGAGGCTCTGCTATATGATGAGACGCGGCTACTCATCCCGTTCTTGACTAAAGATAAGAAGATGCATGCTTTTCAGGGTAGGTCTCTTGAATCAAAGTCAAGGACTAAGTATATCACAATCGTGGTCGATGAGACAGTACCCAAGGTGTATGGCCTAGATCAACTGGACGAGACTAAAAAGATCTACGTGTTCGAGGGTCCGATCGACTCTATGTTTGTACCAAACTCCATCGCCACTGCCGGTGGTGACTTGACCGCGACAGTCACTAGCTTCCCGCGAGACAAGCTAGTCATCGTCTATGATAATGAGCCGAGGAATCCCGACACCAAGAAAAAGATTGACAAAGCCATCGTCAATGGTTATAATGTCTGTATATGGCCGAGTAACCTCGAGCATAAAGACGTCAATGACATGGTGTTAGCTGGATTGAGTCCAGAATTTGTCAAGTACATCATCGATACTAACACACATCGTGACCTCAGGGCTAAGATGGCTCTGAACTCTTGGTCTAGAGTCTAATATATAGAACATCCACTGGTGAAGAGAGGCATGAAGTTTACAGTAAAAGCTAATTATTTTGCTACAGGTGAGGGTGTTACTACAATCATTGCATATTATCATGCAAAGGATTCCACTGCTGCATTAAAACGTTTTCACGAAGAGTTTAGCTCATTCATGGTTCGTGGCGCAGAAGTCACTGAAGGGTATGATACCGAGAGTGACGTAGCTAGGTTCTTAGTCAGTGAGAATAAATTAAAGATACTAAATGCTGAAAGTTTTGTAGAATATTCCGCCAAATCTTATATGAATTTTTCTTGAGGATAACAAAATGGGCATTGATACTTATTTTTATACCATCTATGGTGTTAAAGTAGATTGGGATGATGACTTTAATGAAGCATATGATGCTGTATATGATAATGCTGATACACCATGGGTATTACTTGATGGTATGGGCGGTGAATACATGATTTTTGGTTTTCCTCTATTTACGTCTGGCAATTTACGTTGGGGGTTTGAAGATGGTGATTATTATAAAGAGATTGATAATCTACCAGAATTAGATTTTAAAGAAATAGATTATAGAAAAGAATTTGCTAAAAAGTTTCCAAAATTCATTCACTTACTTGAAGATAAACCATTCAAGCTTATTAGTCTAATTCATTATTCTTAATAAGATATAATAGTTATGGGATATAACTAAATGAATACAGCTAAAATTATTGCAATTACCAACCCTCTGCTTGTAGGTATCAATACAGCAGAGGATTTTATTTCTTATACAGCACGTGTAAGTAATCCATCTAATCAAATGAATACTGAAACTTCAGAACGACTACTTAAATACTGTATTCGTAACAAGCATTGGTCTATTTTTGAAATGGTTAATGTGGTCATGCAGATTGATACTACTAGGGACATCGGCCGACAAATCCTTAGACATGCTTCATTTCGGTGGCAAGAATTTTCTCAACGTTATGCCGATCCTACTCAAGACCTTGGGTTTGTCACTCGAGAAGCTAGACTTCAAGATGATAAAAATCGTCAGAACAGCGTGGAGATCGATGATCCAAAGCTCATCATGGAGTGGGAAGCACGTCAACAGTATCTTATCTCAATTGTTAAAGAACAATATCAGTGGGCTATCGAGAATGGTATTGCAAAGGAACAGGCTCGTGCAGTACTTCCGGAAGGTCTAACTGTATCACGTATGTATATGAATGGTACGCTTCGTTCCTGGATCCATTTCTGCGAGCTTCGTATGGGTAACGGTACACAAAAAGAACATCGTGAAGTGGCGACTTCAGCGTGGAACGAGATCACGAAATATTTCAAGTTTTTAACTAATCAATAAAGAGGTAGCCTATGAGTATTAACGTAACTAAGAGAGACGGATCCACTGAGCCACTGAACCTAGAAAAATTTCACCGCGTCGTGGCTTGGGCATGTGAGGGTCTCTCTAACGTCTCTGAGAGTGCCGTAGAACTAAAGTCACAGATTCAATTTTATAACGGCATCAAGACACGTGATATTCAAGAGACACTCATCAAGGCTGCGTCTGAACTTATCACAGAAGAAACACCTAATTATCAATACGTAGCATCCCGACTCATAAACTATCACTTGCGTAAGCAAGTATACGGTGGACCAAACCCATATGATCTGTTCACCCACGTAGTAAACGTAGTGTCAGATGGTTACTATGACCGCGAGCTTCTCAATTGGTACACCGATGAAGAATATAAAGAACTAAACACTTACTTAGTACACGATCGTGACTTTACTATACCATATGTTGGAATGGAACAACTTCGTGGCAAGTATTTAATTAGGAATCGTGTTAGCAACAAATATTACGAGACTCCACAGATGATCTTTATGCTCATTCCAATGGTGTTATTTCGTAATTACTCAAAAAATGAACGACTAAAGTGGATCAAGGATTTTTATGATGCAACTTCTACATTCGAAATCTCTCTGCCGACTCCTATCATGGCTGGTCTACGCAGTCCACAAAAGCAATTTAGTAGTTGTGTGTTGGTTGACTCCGATGATTCGCTAGATTCTATTAACGCGACTACTTCTGCTGTAGTCAAGTACGTATCACAAAAAGCTGGTATCGGTATCAATGGTGGACGTATTCGTGCCATTGGTTCAGCCATTCGTAATGGTGACGCGACTCATACTGGAGTCATTCCTTTCTACAAAATGTTTCAAGCGGCTGTTAGATCATGTAGTCAAGGTGGTGTGAGAAACGGTGCTGCTACTCTTTATTATCCTATTTGGCATTACGAAATAGAAGATCTATTAGTATTAAAAAACAACAAAGGTACTGAAGATAATCGTATTCGTCACATAGATTACGCGGTTCAATTCAATAAGTTGATGTATGAGAGACTACTGAGTGGTGGAGATATTACTTTATTCTCACCATCTGATGTTCCTGGATTGTATGAAGCATTCTTTGTAGATTACAATAAGTTTAAGTCTCTTTATGAAGCCGCTGAAAAGAATAAAAATATTCGTAAGAAAACTATCTCCGCACTAACACTTTTTACATCTTTCATTCAGGAACGCAAAGATACAGGCCGCATATACTTAATGAATGTAGATCATGCTAATGATCATGGTTCATTTATTAAAGAAGTAGCAACTGTTTATCAAAGCAATCTTTGTTGTGAAATAGATTTGCCAACTAAACCATTAGATAATATATTTGATTTCAGTGGTGAAATAAGTCTCTGTACTCTTGCAGCAATCAACTGGGGGAAAATTCGTGCTACTTCTGACTTTGAGCGTCCTGCTCGACTTATTGTTCGGGCTCTTGATGAGCTTCTTGATTATCAAGATTATCCTGTCATGGCAGCAAAAAACTCAACTATGACTCGTCGTCCTCTTGGCGTCGGCATCATTAATTTTGCTTACTGGCTCGCTAAAAATGATCTCACTTATTCAAATATTGATATAAATGGATTGAATAAAGTCCATGAATATGCTGAAGCTTGGTCCTATTATTTGATTAAAGCTTCAGCAGATTTAGCTATAGAAAAGGGTGCATGTCCAAAATCAAATGAGACTAAGTACTCGTTGGGTATGTTACCAATTGATACGTATAAGAAAAACGTTGACAATCTGTCAGAACCAGTTTATAAGATGGATTGGAACTCTTTACGTATTCAACTCACTGAGACTGGCATCCGTAATTCCACACTGATGGCTCTAATGCCTGCTGAGACTTCAGCACAAGTGTCTAATTCTACTAATGGTATTGAGCCCGTAAGAGCTTTGATCACAGTTAAACAAAGCAAAGATGGTGTATTAAAACAAGTTGTTCCTGAAATTCGTAAACTTAAGAATAAGTATGACTTACTATGGGAACAAACATCACCAGAAGGATACTTAAAAATCTGTGCTGTTTTGCAAAAGTTTATTGATCAAGGTATATCGGTAAATACAAGTTATAATCCTAAGCATTATGATGGTGAACAGATACCAATGTCTGTATTAATTAGAGATATTGTTCAGTTTTATCAAATGGGTGGAAAGCAACTGTATTATTTCAATACTATGGATGGTGCCGGTGAGTTGGAAGTGCTTCCTGAATTAAGCAAGGATGAAGTAGAAGAAGCAGATTGCGATAGTTGTAAGATATAAGGATACAAACATGGCTCATCTCATAGCAAACCTTCCACCAATCAGATGTTTCATCAGAAAAGAATTTTTGTATGATCATGAAAGAGGTCATGGTGAGTATGAGCCATGTTTTTGGGTGACTATAAAATCTATACGCGGTGAAGCTTTTAGAATAGAATCATATTTGTATAATTATGGTGCTTTATATGATAAGCTACCGCTGCATGCTTATGTTTGGAAAACAGATGTCGATGAATCTACATTTATGTCACTTGATTACTTACAAATCTGGGATTGTATGTCATATGATATTACAGTATTAGAAAAAAAACTGATAAGTGGACTCCGTTGTAAGTTTCTTAATAAGAAAAAAGAATGGGTATGGGGAACTTATATGTTTACTATTGACAGTTGCTCTCCTGATGTTAACTTATTAAATACAAGCTTTAGTGAAGATG